GATATATGCAGGTAATGCCGAAGGATTAGTAGCTGTTCTCGAAGATCTTAGAGCTACAATGCCTAGTGCAATTGTTTTTAAAGTAACTGGATATAACACCACTGCTTTTGAGGATGTAACTCAAGGAGATGCTTTATATTCAAGAGCAAGTGATGGACAGGTAGGTAAAGCGATTGCTAACAGCAGCTTAGATCAAGCTACAGTAGCTGGATTTGCAGAGACTACGAAGACTGCAGGTCAAACTGTAAAGGTGATAGTAGCAGGACAGATAGCTACAGCACAGACATTAGAACCAGGAGAACTCTATTTTTTATCAAACACTACTCTTGGTAGAGTTATCAAAATCCCACCTACAACAGCTGGTCAATATATAACTCCTGTAGGTGAAGCTGGATCTAGTAACGAATTAATTATACGAATAAAGCGTCCTATTCTTCTTCGCTGAAATTGTTAAAGATAAAATAGAAGAATAATAAAAGTTTTTTATCAGATAAGAAACTAACCGTAGTAATTAAAAGATGGCAACACGTAAGGCTATTACGCTGGTAAGTGGTTTATTTCAAGAGGTCAATACTCCTACAGATAAATTAGACTTTGCTGGTAATACTACAGCCGACCTTAGTGAGAATACTAATCTATATTTTACAAATAGCAGGGCTAGAGGAGCAGTATCAGTAACTGATTCTGGTGGGTTTGGAAGTCTTGCATACAATAGTTCAACTGGAGTAATAACTTATACAGGTCCATCTAACTCAGATGTAAGAGGAACATTAAGCGTAGCCTCTGGAGAGGGATTAACTTATGATGCATCCACAGGTGAGTTTGGAACCAGTGCAATACCTAATAGCCAGTTAGCTAATTCTTCTGTGACTATTGGAGGAACTGCAATAGCACTTGGAGGTACAGCTACAACTATCTCTGGATTAACTTCTTTAGTATCTAATACACTTAGTTCATTCACCGAGGGTCAAACAAACAGCATAACTCTTGGAAGTGGAAATATTACATTTGAAGGATCAACTGCTGATGCAAATGAAACAATCCTTACTGCAGCTGATGCATCTGGTGGAGATAAAACTTTAACTCTACCAAATGAAACAGGAACAATATTAACAACTGCATCTTCAATTGCTAACAGTAATTTAGCTAACTCAGCTGTAACAATAGGAAGTACAAGTGTTTCTTTAGGTGCTACAACTCAAACTTTTGTTGGACTAAGTTCTTTAGCATCTGGAACTTTGATAGCAGGAGTAGAAGATGCAGCTAATGCTATCGAGATTGGTGGTGGAAATATTACATTTGAAGGATCTACAGCTGATGGTAATGAGATAATACTTACAGCAGCTGATGCATCAGGATCTGATAAGACAATAACTTTACCAAATGCAACAGGAACTGTTGCGTTGTTAAGCACATTAAGTATTGCTTCCGGATCAGGATTGACTTATAACTCAGGTACAGGAGAATTTTCAACCAATGCTATCCCTAACTCCCAACTTGCAAACAGTTCTGTTACTGTTGGTTCTACTGGTATTGCCCTGGGCGGTAGTGCTACGACGATTACTGGTTTATCTTCTATAACATCCAGTGCTGTTGTAACTGACGATAACGGTTTTAGAATTAGAGACAATTCAGATAATACAAAACAACTAGCTTTTGAGTGCTCAGGAATATCAGGAAGCACCACAAGGACATTAACTGTTCCAGATGCTAGTGATACTTTAGTTGTATTAGCAGCTGCCCAGACATTAACAAATAAAACTATTGCTTTAGGAAGTAACACAGTAACTGGAGCATTGGCTAATGGTATTACAGCGACGACTCAATCTGCAAGTGATAACTCAACTAAGGTAGCAACAACAGCTTATGTAGATAATCAGGTAACAACAGGGGCACCTACAGAGTTTGCAGATAATGTTTTCAGAGTAAAAGATAATTCAGATGCTTCTAAAAAATTAGCATTTGAATGTTCAGGAATATCGGGTAGTACGACCCGAACTATGACTGTTCCAAATACAGATGGAACAATCAGCACAGAAAGTTTTGCTACTGCAATAGCAGTGGCTTTAGGATAGTATTATGGCAACCCAAGTACAATTTAGAAGAGGAACAACAGGTCAACATTCTGCTTTTACAGGAGCAGTAGGTGAAGTAACTGTAGATACTGAAAAACGTACTGTATGTATTCATGATGCAACACAGGCTGGAGGCTTCCCTTTATTAAGAGAAGATGGAACTAATACTAATTTTGCATTAGGTTCATTATCCAGTTGTGCTTTGAAATTTGCAGGAGATCCAGATACAGGAATAATTAGTCCAGGTGCTAATCAGTTATCACTAGTAACTGGTGGATTTGCAAGGCTTACAATAGATTCATCTGGTGTGGTCACAATTCCAGGTAATGTAAACATAACCGGGAATATTGTTGTAAATGGAACTACTGATTTTTCTGACCAACTCGCTCTCATACTCGCTTTAAGTTAATATGGCAAACACCTTTAAAATTGATACAAAATCAAGTGTTGTTACAGACGCTGTTAGTAGCACTAACACTAACGTCGTAACAGCTGGTGGTTCGGCAACTCTAGTTCTTTTAAGTTGCTTAGTTTCAAACAAGACAGGAGCAAGTGCTCAGGTTGATGTTTATTTAGTAACAAACACAGGAGATGATGTTTATATAATAAGAAACGCTCCAGTTCCTGCAGGATCATCATTAGAAATAATAAGTGGATCGAAAATAATTATGGAGTCAAGTGATGTCCTACGAATCAGATCAGGGACAGCAACTGCTCTGGATGTAGCTGTAAGTTACTTAGAACAGACTTAAGGAGGTATAACACATGGCTCTTAATCAAGTTGGATTAGAAAGACTAAATACAGCAACCACCGACAAGATTGGTACGAATAAAAATATAATAATTAATGGAGCTATGCAAGTGGCTCAACGTGGTACGTCATCTACATCTACGGGTTATCAAACTGTTGATAGATTTGCCATAAGTTATAATGGCACAGATGAAGCACCAACACAAGCACAGGTTAGTGTCACAAGTGGTACTACACCTTTTGAATCAGGCTTATCAAAAGCATTTAAAATAACAAATGGAGATCAGTCAAGTGGTGCTGGTGCTGCTGATCATATACACACTTCTTATTCGATAGAAGATCAAGATTTAGCTGCTTCTGGATGGAATTATAAATCAAGTTCAAGTTATGTTACTCTTTCTTTTTACGTAAAATCAAGTATTGCACAGAATTTTTATTTCTACCTTCAATCAGATAATGGGAGTCAATTTCGTTATGTAATGGAAACAGGAAGTTTGTCTGCTGACACTTGGACAAAAATAACAAAAACAATTCCTGGTAATTCAAATATTGTTCTCAATTCTGATAATGGAGTAGGTATGTATATTGTTTACTCTTTATTTGATGGAACTGATCGCACAGGAACAAGACCTTTAAACGCATGGGCTGCTTTAGATAATACATCTAGAACACCTGATCAAACAGCAACTTGGTATACGACAAATAATTCAACATGGGAAATTACAGGAGTTCAGCTTGAAGTTGGCAGCGTGGCAACAGATTTCGAACACAGAACAGAAGCTGAAGAAGCTTTACGTTGTAAACGCTATTACATATCAAGCACTGACTTTCATTATATTTGTGTCAACAACGGTGAATCAGATAGATGGATAAGGTTTATGGTTGAAATGAGGGATGCACCAACTGTCACTACTTCACCAACTAATAGTGTTAGTTTTGCTGCACAAAATCAGACTAAACATGGTTTTGCTGGTAATGGTAGTGGTGCTTCTTTAGCAAACTTTAATTTACCTTGGACTGCTGACGCTGAAATTTAATTATGGCTTACACAACTTACAAAAAATTCAGATTAACAGATGGAACAGTAAATGAAAATTCTATTTTAGTTCCAGCGACTTCGGATCATCCTGACATTTACATTCCTTGTAATGAAAATAATAAAGATTATCGAGAATTTTTAGAGTGGGAATCTCAGGGAAATAAACTTTCAGAAGCTGATTCTTTATCTTGGGATGATATTAGATTAAAAAGAAATAAAATATTAATTGATACAGACTGGACAATGACATCTGGAGCCACTGTAGATCAAGCTCAGTGGGCTGCATATAGACAAAACATAAGAGATATTCCTCAGACTTATAAAGATAAAACTCCTGATGATGTTGTCTGGCCAACACAACCATCAACAGCTGGTCCTAATACATAAGTCAGAAGATT